GGTGCTCTGGAATCCGGGTGTTCGAGGAGAAAAGCTGGCTATTTTACGCACAAATCGGCAAAGCCGAATCAGCGCTCATAACTAATTGATATGCAAAGGAAAAATCTAGGACGTCTCGGCAAGTGTCGAAGAACTGTCGAAATCCGCCAGCGGGTTGAGTCGAATAGCGTCCCGCAGGTATTCCGGCGACAAATGCGCATAGCGCATGGTCATGTTCAGCGACGAATGCCCAAGAATCTCTTTCAGCGCCAGGATGTTTCCACCGTTCATCATGAAGTGGGAAGCGAACGTATGGCGTAGCACATGGGTGCACTGCCCTCTTGGCAGTACGATACCGCAACGCTTCACCATCCGTGCAAACGCCTCCCGACAAGAGGGAAAGCGATTCCGACCGGCGAAATATTTCTCAAGTCGAGCCTGCAAGTCTGTCGAGATTGGTACGGATCGAACACGCTTTGATTTGGTATTGGAGAAGACCACCGATCCATCCCGGACCATGGGCAGAGTCAACCCTTGCGCTTCCGACCAGCGAGCCCCCGTCGCCAAGCAGACCTCTGAAATCAATGCCAAGTGGGGAAAGGTCGAATAGTCCCGGAGCGCTGACACCAACACCGCTACCTGATCCTTAGACAGGAACGATACAACCGACTGTTGAGGCTTCAACGGCTTGAGACGATCCAAAGGATTCGGATAGTCGATATCGCCGAGCCTACGAAGCTCGGTGAATACTGTTTTCAGATACGAATAGCGAACGTTGATAGACCTAGGTAAAGCGCCCTCCTCCAACTCACGCTTCCTGAACGCGACCAGATCAGCAGTGGTGAACCTCTGCCCCACCGGGTCGCCCAGGCGAGACGCGATCAGCAATAGCAGATTCTTACGACGCCTCCCGCTGGTAATCGAGTGCCCATGCAATTCATACCAACGCTCTATAAGTTCCGACAGCAGTCGCTTATCTTGCTGAACGGGGTTCCACTCCCGCTGTCGCGCATGCTTTGTCCGCACCATCGCCTCAAACCGCTGGGCTTCGCCCTTGGTCTTGAAACGCTTCCTAAAACGCTTGCCTTTGATCGGTTCAACGTCGGCCAGCCAGCGGCCATCCTCAAGCTTGGTGATCGCCATCAGATCGCGTATCCCCGCCGTAGATACCGATCACACATGAGCTTGTGGATATGCCTTTCCAGATCGCGACGAGTCCAACCCTTGGCGAGATAGTGGTCTTCGATAACGTGCCAGAACTCCAGTTTGCGGGCGGACTCAATAGCCTTTTTTGCAGGGATGCGCTCCCGCGCAATCAGGCTGATGAACTGGCCGAGGAACATCTCGCAGTTACGCCCACTGAAGCCCTTGGCGGTCTTGTAATAGCGCCGGTACTCGGTGCGCTCGATCAGCGGATCGCACTCGACCTGGACGCGGGCGTCCTGGCTGATCAGGCTCCAGAACGGATCGTAGACCGCCGTCCGGCTCAGCAGCTTGAAGCTTTCACAGGCGTAGTTCCACAGTCCTTGCAGGTGCGGGCAAAGCCCCTCATAGGTGCGGCAGCCAATGACCTCCCCCGAGGCCATACGCGAGCCTTCGGAGAACTGCTGGACGATGGAGTGATGGAAGCGGAATTCGAGCCGCCACACCGTTTCCAGGGGGTTATAGGCCGGGTCGCCATCGCCGAACGGATCCCCGTTCAGGGTGGCCCACACGCTTTCCCAATAGTCGAGCTTGTCGGTGGCCCGAGCCTGGAGGGTCTTGTTATAGATCGACAGTTGCAGGCCGTTGGCCGAGCCGAACATGTACGTCTCGCCACGCCCGTAGACCGAGGCGTTGCCGTCGAATTCGATCCGCTCGATCCCGCTGATTTGCCGCACCCGACGCGAGCGGCAATGCATGCGATCCACCAGATCGCGAGGCGGTTTCCAGCCTTGTACGTCCAGGGCGATATGCACAGCGGCTTGGTTGGTCTCGCAGTGGCTCAGCACGGCAGCGGCCAAGTCATCCAGCACGCCCTGGAGGATATGCGGGTCGGCACCGTCGAGGGCATGGGGCGACACCTCGATCTTGAGGTGCGAGCCAAGGGTATCGACCTTGATGTTGTGATTCTTGATCAGCAGGATCAGCCCCAATTCTGCGTTCTGCAGACGGTACTGATAGCCGGAGTCGCGACCGATACGGCCCTTGGACCATTCGTAGCCGGCGAACTCGACCACATCCACCGAGAGGTCAAACAGCGCCATGACTTCCGGGCGCAACTTGCCGTTGTACAACTGCCGCACCGTATCCACGCCGCAACGCAGAATGCGCACGCCTGACAGATCAGTGAACGCCCCCGTCATGGAATCAACGAAGAGCCGTCCCTTGGGGGAATCCAGCAGTTGTCCGTCGGGTTGCAGCAGGAGGCGGTTTTGATGGGTCACTTTCTTCATGGTTTCACCTAACAATGTCCATTAATGTCCAAATCGCGGGGTGCTTATCTGACGTGTTACAGGGGCGTCAGCCGGCCCCGCCGTGGCGCTTGCTCACTCCGAGACGAGCCGTTCGCGCGCGCCCCGGCCAGGCCGGCTACAGCGGCCATACCGGCCCCGTCGGCGTCACCGCCACCGCGAAGAAAAAGCCCGCCAGATAGGCCAGGAACGCCAGCCCCAGGGCGGCGAAATAGTTTGTCCAGTTCATCGGCTCCCCCTCAGTTGATCGAGCGCGGCAAGCGGCTGGTGTCAGGAACCACCGTCACCCGCACGGCGGCGCCGTTCGCGGCAGCGGGCGGCACGTTCGGCGCGGCGGTCTGAGCCGGCGGCACATTGCCCAAGGCGCTACGCCCGGCGCAGGCGGCATAGCCGGACCAACCGCCCTTGAAGCTCAGTTCCGCGGCGCAGTTGCCCCGCGGCACCACGGCATAGCCGGTGTCGGTCAGGTCGCGATCGGTGAGAGTGAATTCGCTGCCATCCTGGCCCCGGACGGCGAACAGATAGGTGCGGCGCCCGGAGGCGGACAGCAGGGTTGCCTTGACGATGAAGTCGCGGCCGGCGAAGGGATGCCCTACAGGAGCAGCGCCCGGAACGCCTCGGTGCCCAGGTACATCATCAGCAGCATCAGGACCAGCCGCACCAGTAGCACGCGCAGCACCCACAGCAGGACCGGCTTGAGCAGGCGCAGCAGTTCCAGCAGCAGGCGGCGATACAGGGTCGCCCATGAGCAGACGAGGTCCGCCGTCATAAACCACAGACCCAATAGCAAGGGCCGGAATTGCCATGAATAGAAGAATCTTAGGTTGTCTAAAAAGGCTCTTGCCGGCGATGGTGTCGGTGACGGAGCCGGTGGCTGTCGATTCATAGAGGGCGAAGGTCTCCTGGCGGATTTTCTTGATCTCGACGATCACGTCGCGGGCCGGCGGTTTGTTGTCCTGCGCTGAGTGCTGGCTTTCCTTGTAGCGGCCCCGAATGCCGATGACGGCGAGGTTGGAGTGCAGATAGGCCTTTTCCGCCGTCATGCGGATATCGTCGCGGATATAGGCGATGTTCGGCGTGGTGAGGATGATGTCCCAGTTGAAATGCCGGTGCCGGGTCCAGGCATCCAGCCAGCCCATGGGCCGCCCGGCTGCCTTAGCCGCTTCCGGGCCGTCCGGGAAGTCGAAGCGCTTGAGGTCGGCTTCGCGCCAGGACTTCAGAAAGATCAGTTGGGTTTCGTCGAAGATGATGAACGCGCCACGCGGCGCCCACATGAACCAGGTGCGCATCTTTTCCATGTCATCCAGGTCCTCGAGGTCGAGGTTGATGACGTCGCAACTGGAGGGCGTCTCCGGCATCACTTGGAAGATCCGTTCGCGGGTCAGGCCGCGCACGTTGGTGATGATGACGCGGCCTTTCTTGATCGCGGGGATCAGGTCATCTTGGATCGCGCCGGAGGTCTTGTAGGAGCCGTTCGGGCCGTGATGAATCTTGATCGCCATATCACTTACCTATGAAGGGGATGAAGGACATGGAGAAGCGCGTGCCGATGGCGGCGAAGATCATGTTCACCGCGTCCGGCAGGCCGAAGAACGCCAGCAGCGAGCGCAGGTCGCCGTCCAGGGACGAGTAATAGGACGTGATGGTCGAGCCGATACCGATGCCGCCGACGACTTCGCGGAACGCCTTGTAGCCGATTTCCGCGACGAACAATTGCATCTCGAACCAGCCCTTGATGGCCATCTTGGTCAGCAGGACAAAGGCGTCGGTGACGAAGTCATAGACGCCGCTGTAGAGGAAGTCCCAGAGGGATTGCATCCAGGCGAGAATGTCGGAGAGAAAGGGAATGTCCATGGCGTTTCCTCAGGAGCGATAGAAAACGATCCATCCGGCCAGGATCGCGGCGATGAACAGCACCACGTAGCGGATGACGGAGAGTTCTTGGGCGTACTGGGTGAGGCAGACGTCGTAGCGCTGACCGAGAGCGGTAAAGTCCCAACACGGCAGGGAGCCGCCGCCGGTGCCCAGGTGAATATCGAACTTGGAAGCGAGGACGCTTTCGAACTTGCCTTGCAGTTCCTGGAAGTCCTTTTGCGCCTTGGCGATGGCGTCGTCGTATTCCTTGATGGTCTTGTCGAAGGAGCCTTGCTTCGGCTCTTTCAGGCCTCCCCCGCCGGAGCCGTCGCCGCCATCGCCACCGGTCCCGCCGCTGGAGCCGGACCCGTCGCCATCGCCGCCGCTACTGCCGTCACCGCCGGGCGTGGTGCCGCAGTCACTGCCAACATGGCCCTGACAGGGGTTGTTACCGCCACCGCCCCCACCGCCGCCGCCACCACTGGAGCCGTCATCGCCACCGCCGTTACCGGGCTTGGTGCCGCCATCGCTTCCACCGTCGCCGCCGGGCGGGTTGCTGCCACCGTCGCCCCCGGTGCCGCCGTCTCCCCCCGGAGGCGGACCGTCGCCCGGGCCCACGTCGCAGCCGAAAGCACAGGAGCCCTTGGAGGTGAACCAGTTACCGGTGAATGAGCCGATGACCCGGCAGAAGGTTCCACCCGCTTCGCCCTCAGCGGGGCCGATACAACCATCAATCGAACTGACGGCGATCTCACAACCGAGGTAATTGATGAAGCGGGAAATCGGTGCTTGGTGGCCGCCTTTTTCATAGAGCGAGCCAGCCAGAATCTTGCACTTATTCTCCCGGCATTCGCCGGCACTGAGATCAAGCTCAGTTCCCTCAGGACACCTATCACCTTTCAAATAAACATCCGTATTAAAAAGAATCCAATCACCAGAACGAACCACACAATAGAAAACCTTGCCCGCCTCACTTGGATTTGACGAAGGTTCCATAACAAAAACCCGACCAGGGTCCTTGGAAAAACTGCTGAAATAAAGATCACAGCCAGCCGTAGGGGATGAAACTTTCTTATTAAAATAACCCATGTACCAGTAATAATATTCGGCATGAGCCGCCGAACCAAATAACAACGTGATAATCAACAATATGAACCGATGCATAAAAAAGGGGCCTTTCGGCCCCTCCTCCTGTCACTGATACTGGCCGATTTTCAATCCCGTCAGCAGCGCGGACGCCATGAATGCGCCCAGCATCAGGGACCAGATCACGTCAGGCCTTGCGCATCGCGCCGATGACCAGGGCGAGGCCGACCAGCACCGCCACGGCGGCGATCACCAGCTTGGCCACGGACCCGCCATCAGTGCTGGCTTGCGCCAGAACCCCCTTGGTGGTTTCGTCGAGCAGCGATTCGGCGAAGGAGACGTTGGCCACGGCCAGGCCGGCGGTGGCGATGGAAGCGTTGCGGAACAGGGTTTTCATTTTTTCCATGATTGGAACCTCATTAATTGCGCGCTTTGCGCATGGCGGAAATGATCAAGCCAGCCCCCAAACCAACGGCGAACAGCCCGATGGTCCCGGCGAAGCCGAGGCGGAAGGCCGACGGGTCGAAACCACCCATCAGCAGAGTCAAATAGCCCTCTGCCTCAGGCGGCAGCAGGTAGGTCTGTATCCACTCAAGGTGCGTACAGCCGACCGTGCCGTCCGCGTTCTGGACCCAGGTCTTGCACACTTGAACCGATACAGAGCCTTCCATTCGTGCAGTCCTCAAACAGCCAGGGAGGCCGCTAGGCCGTCGATCCAGCCCCAGGCGTAGCCGGTGGCCAGACCTACCGCGAACAGCGAGAGATAGCGGAGCATCGCGGCCTCCTACGGCTTACGCCTTGGCGTCCGGGGACTTGTCTTGTTTGTCCTGGCCCTGCGGCTGCTGGGCCGGGCGCGGGGCTTGGGCCTGCGCTTGCGGGCGGGCCGGGGCTTGGGCGGTCGGCGCCATCGGCTTGCCGCCCACGGCCAGCAGATCCACGAGGACCTGGGTATTGGTGATCCGGCCGAAACGGTCTTGGGTCGGGCGGACCACGCTGGCGAACTTGCAGAGCACCGGCTGGCCTTCGAAGACGATGGCGTCCAGCAGGGTCGGCTCGATGTTGTATTCGCTGATCTCGAAGCCCTTGGCGTTGCCACGGGCGCCTTCCGGGATCGGGGCGATGGACTGGACCGAGGCGTAGATTTCCCCGGTCTTGGTCGAGGTATAGGTGTCGGTCTTGGTGACCCACAGTTCGACGACGCCGCCTTGGGTTGCAAACATGTTCATCGGTGTTTCTCCTTCAATTCGCCTTTTTCGGCGTGAGTTAGCCCGCTGCTGCAATTCGGCTCATATGCCGGTGATTCAGCGGAAGTGATTGCTTAGGAAAAGAAGAGCCTTTTTTACCGAGTTTCAGCGAGTTCTAGTGGAGCTATATCAACACAGATAAAGCGCCTAAAATCGTTTCTGAGGAAATATCAAGCTACTGAACTTATTGAGCAACAAAGTGCAGTAACGAGCATTTCGATTTTCGCCGAAATGAATAACTTTCAAGTCTGTTAACACCAAGGGCTCTGCCCTTGTCATCCCGCTCTTGCCGCCGAGGGCTCGGGAGCGCGGGGCGGAGAAGCTGCCCCACACTCCCAAGCGGAGGCTGTTTCAGGGGGGAGGTGTTCAAGGGTGCGCTCCGCCCGTGCTTCCGTTCGCCGGAACGGTGAAGCTGTTCCGACGAGCCGGGAGCGCGGCCCTTGACCGGATCGGCCACGGTGCGGGCGGCCTGGATCAGGCAGAGCAGGAGCAGCGCTTTCAGGGTCTTAGCGAGCATGGGTCAGCCCTCCAATTGGAATGCTTCGCGCACGGGCACAAAGGGCGTGGGTTTCCCGCTGTCGTACACAACGTGCCAGTACTTCGGCGGACGCCGGGACGGGTCGTGTTTCGCGCAGAAGGAACGGGGACGGCAGAGCCAGCGGCCATCTTCCAGATAGGGCAGCCCAGGGGGCCGGCAGTCCGGACACGGCGACGGGCTGTGCAATGGGATGACCTGCCTTGCGGACCAGCACACAGAGCAGGCGCAGTCCGGGGCGTGGGTTTGGCGTAGGTAGTAGGGGCTGGCGGCCATGGTTCATGCCCTCACCCCACGGATGCGGTAGACCTGCCGAGCGCGTTCGCGAGTCAGGCCGAAGGAGCGGCGAGCTTCCCCTTCGGTCGGGAAGACAGCCACCGACTCTTCGACCCAGCGCTGGCATTCCACGCGGGAAATGCCCTGATGGACGCGATGCCAGCGGCGTTGCCGAGTCGGGCCGTGGAAGGTGCACATCTCTACGAGGTAGCGCATGGTCAGAACTCCTCCCTTTCCATCAGCTGATGGGTGAAGAGCGCAACATTGACCATCACGTGCTTGCCGATCTTGTGCGCGGGGAGATAGCCCTTACGAATCCATCCACGGACGGTTTCGTGGTCTTCCCCCATGCCAATCCAGTTCGCGAAGTCCCGCCACGGCAACACCGGGGGCGCCGCGCGGAGGTCTTGAGCCTTGATTTCTTCCACTTCCATGGCCTTTGCTGCACTATGTTGGACAATGTTGGATAGTGGCTTAAGTCATTTTGACTTAAGCTGATTCGAATCTTATTTAGCTTAAGTCAATTTGACTAGAGCCTATTTAGATGAATTAGTTATGATAAAGCAGCGCGTTATAGCCATCCTTGCGTGGTCGGACGTTCGGCTACCTAAGCTCGAAGAGTTGACGGGGATCAGTCGCTATACCTGGAGCAACCTTAAGAATCCGTCCAAGAGCCGGGAGATTAAGGAAGAAGAGATACTCGCCATCGCCAAGGTCTTTCCGCAGTTCCGTTGGTGGCTACTCACTGGCGAGGTAATGCCTGATATCGGCCAGACCAGCCCAGAGTACGAAGAGGCCAACCGAAACTTGACCAGTCAAAGCGCGGGATAGCGATCACACAGGAAGTGGCTAGGCGTTGGTATGCCCGAAAATAGGATCAAGGAATAACGCATCAAGAAGGAAGCACAGATGCAACTAATTGACCAAATAGAGATAGCTTATTTTCGCTCCATATATAAAGAAAGCCTAAACAACTGCCAAAACACCAACATAATATTTGGCAGGAACGATTCGGGGAAGAGCAACACCCTAAGAGGACTAAATCTCTTCTTTAACGAATTTACCAGCCCAGGCCTAGCATTTAACTTTGAAAGAGATTTAAATCATTCTCGTCGAGCAGAGGCAGAAGGCCAAGGCGACATAAGAAAGTTTGTCTATATAAAATTGTGGTTTAACACTCCAGACAACTGGAAGAACTCACTTGGCGATAGATTTTGGGTAAAAAAACAGTGGAGTGTTTCACTTGCACAAGAAGCTCAGATTTCAACATCTGTTAACCAGAACAGAAAAGCTTATCTTGCAAGATTCCTAAATAAAATAAAGCTACACTACATACCTGCAATTAAAGATCGAAAAATCTTTGAAAGCCTACAAGCAGAAATTTATAAAGTTATCTCTAGAAATCTTGAGTTTTCAGAATCACTTGAAGAATTCTCAGAGGCTCTAAGAGAGCGCACCATACGTTTAAGTGAAAAACTTCAGACCGACTTAGAAATAAATAGTGTAATAAACACACCAAAGGATCTCACGGATCTATTTCGCTCACTTGACTTCGAAACGACGTCAGAGGTAGGTGACACTTACAGCCTGACACTACAAAGAGGGGATGGTATACAAGTACAACATATAGCTCCAATCCTTTCATTTCTTGCTGAAAACAGTACCGAAGACTATCATATATGGGCCCTTGAAGAGCCTGAGAATTCCCTTGAGCTTGTCAACGCCATAAACGAAGCAAATAGACTTCGCTCATTCGGTGCGGAACGAAACAAACAGATTTTCGTAACAAGCCACAGCCCTGCATTTTTCTCCCTTAATCAAGAAGATGTTGCCCGATATTTTGTTTCCAGAACGGTGGAAAGAGCAAACAGATTATGTTCAAAACTTACTAGGCTAGAAGATCCAGAGGATACGCCAAGTGAGTTAATGGGCGAAACCCCCCATTTACCGATAATTAGTACATATTTAAAAGGCGCACATAAAAAAATCCAGCAACAAGAGAAAGACCGAGAAGAGCTAGAAAGAGAGATTGAAGAAAACAACAGATCAATAATTTTTGTAGAGGGGGCTTCAGATGCGATCATTTTCCAAAAAGCCTGGGATTTAATTATTGGTGAAGATGCACCTTTTATATTCGAAGCTGCGGGCGGCACTACCAAAATGGAAAGCTTAGCATGCGATGGACGAATCATTGAAGGGCTGGCACCACAGCGAAAAATTCTGGCTCTAGTTGACAATGACTCAGAAGGCCGGTCGCTATACACAAACGCAAGACTAAAAAGACCAAGCAACTGGGTGCAACACAACTCCAATAAAGTTCACTGGTGCCGGCTTCCCTTTACAGAGGAATTCCGGGAAGTAATGCTTGAACTAGAAATCCCTGAAGAAAAGTGGCCTGGGAATCTTGAAAATATTTTCTCTATAGACGTTCGAAATACAGCAATAGCTGACGGTGAACTGCAAATTTCTAACATCCCTCATGCGGAAATCACAACACCAGAACTGATGCCGAAAATCATAGATTTTATTTCTGAGCGAGAGGATGGAAAACATTTTTACATACTGAAAACAGACGAAGAATACAAAGAGCGGTTTGCTAACTGGGTTGTACAAAACGCAGACGAGAATCCCGATATTCTGGCTGCATTAGAGAATGTAATGAAAGGCCTTGCCAGAATACTAGGCATTGAAGTTGCGGACGAGTAAG